ATAGATCCACCAGAACCAATACCATATAAACCTTTATCATCACGCATGTAACCAAAGTCATCAGTTACTTGATATAATTTTCCATTAAAACAGATTAATGCGTCCCATCCTGCATCATCATCTGTCTTACTCTTTGGATTTGGGTCATAACCTGCATCTGCAAGCACTTGTCTTATAGATGGAAGTACTCTAATCATCATAAAACGATCAGGTTCTTGCGTTTTAATTACTTTAGGTGGTTGCCATAGGTTATAAATGACATCACCTGCGGTTGCATCACCTGCAACTGCTACTAAATACTCACCAATTTTAACTATCTTGTCGCATCCCTTTGCTACATAGGGTCTATCTGTATATGTAGTCATGGAATCTGCTGCTAAAACAGCCCAACCATTACCTTGAATTCCTACGATTGCAGTCATTGTCCCCTACTTAGTTATGCTTGTCCTTGTAAACCTGCCAAAATTGTCATTAGATCTGGTGCGCCTTGTTGAGGGGTTCCACCAGAAGCGGATCCAGGAGTGGCTGGGGACAGGGGAGCCTGCTCTGCTGGGGCTTGTGAACCTGGTGGAACCATTCCAGACTGCGCCTGTGCCATTTGTTGCTCCTGCGGAGTAGGTGCAGGAGGAGTGAATACAGCCAGCGCAGCATTCTCTATGCTTTCCCCGTTACGTGTGCGTGTAATAACATCAGCGATATTCTTAATCATCGGTGATGGATCTTGTCCTTGAGCCGCCATGGCAGGAATTGCTTGTGCAGTTGCTGTGATAGCAGCGCTCAAGTTAGAACGCATCTTTTCAATTTCAATCTTTTGTTCTTCCAAAGTAACGTTAACGGACCATGGAAGTTCTCTACGGATGAAGTCTTTAGATACTAATTCAGCACCTAATGCTTGTAGTGAAAAAATTAGAGCGCGTGATGGGTCAAGACCAGCCATCAATCCATAGCGTACTTCAATTGAAGAGTCGCCCTTGATGTCTTTGCTTGGTGTGTACTTTAACTCGTACGGAGTACCCTGTGCGACACCTCTAACTGATTTTTCTACGTTAAATACCATTTCGTCAACTTCGAAGCAAGTCTTAATAACTTCTTCAAATGTTTCAGCGAGAATGGTTTGCCCAGCCTTGATTTGTGAATCGAAGGCTCCAAGTAGTGCTTGAACACCTTGGCCAGTAATTACACTAGCATCAATTGTTCCAGATCTACCTTCAGGATAACGAGCACCTAAGCGCATTTCTGACTGAAGTGCTGCTTGCTCCTGAAAAGCAGCAGATGGTATGTCAAGTTTGACACGACCAACTGTTTGCGGTTGGGATGTGCGAATAATCGCATCTGGTCCCATAGGCAAATCTATAACATCAGTAGGAACAACTAGAGGAGCCTGAATAGCCTTCTCTGCTGCTTCCATACTTAGATTAGCAAAACGTGCTCTTGCTAACTGTACATATAAAACATCATCAAACTGTCCGCGTGGTTCTTCGTCAATGCCAGGTTTACGAGCAATAAATGTAAGCATCTTGCCTACAGGATTTTTAGCCTCGTTTAATATTAAATTACCACGGCTAGGTACGTAAAGAACAATATTATTTCGATCTGTGTAGCGGATAAGTTCCACAATAGCATTGGTATTTTGATTGTAACCAAGTTGCCCAAGTATTGCACCAGCATATTCAGGATACTCATTTGCTAACTCCCCAATTGTTTTCATATAACGTTTAGCATATGCTACGCAACGGCCAAACCTATCAAACTCTGGATATGCTCCAACAGGATCTTCTACTCTAATACGAGGAAGATTAGTTTCAAAATCTAATTCAATATGAATAGGCAAAAAGCCATAAGTGAAATACCAATCAGCACCCCAGTACATCTGTGATTGTAGACGTGATTGATAAACATAGTTGTTAGCAATCATGCCACGCTTATCAGCAAATGATCTAGCGCGATCTGATGTAGTATTAGTTGTTGAACAGTTAAATGATGGAAGTGGAGCAAGTACCTCTGCTAGGTCGCGTGCTGCAACATCTACGAAGTTTGCAACCATCGCTGAGTTCATTCCCTCTGGGAACAGATCAGGGAAGACTTCAGTCATCTTACCCTTACGTACAGAAAGGATATCTGACATACGAGCATCTCTAGAAGAGTAGCGTTGCTTTAGATTATCAACGCGTTGCGCGATAGTCTCAATATTGACTGCCATTAGTTTCCTATTCGAATGAAGACATTTCGTAATCGTTTACATTTACAGTAAAGCGATTATCGATTTGTTTGCGAGTTGCCCACTTATTTCTAATATGGGTTTGATTAATATTTCCGTTATTAACAATTTCACGGGCTCTTAGTTCACAGAACCATAAAGCCATTACGCAGTCTGTAGGACCACGTGTATCAGGTTTCCAAGTAATCAATTGCTGTATTAGAGCCTTGATACCTTCAGAGCCTTCCTGAGAAGGAAGTTCTATTAGGTTGTTATCTTGATGTAGGTTATTTCGCATAGTGCCAAATAGACCAGACATCGCGGCTACACCAAAAGATGTGTCCCACTTGTTTTTACCTGTGAATTGACTTGAGAATCTAATGCCTCGAGAGGCTAGGTATGAGTTTAGATCTGCGTCTAAGGCGTAAGCCTTCTGATGCGCATTAGTCTCAATTCGTAGTTCTTGAGGATTGTACTTAACGCACCAGTCCTCAATCAACTCTTGGATCTTAGCGGGAGTTGGGTCTTTCATATTCTCAACATCTAGTATGTACCGTTTACGCGTCATGCGATCTACAGTCATAACTACTGCCGCTGTTCTACCACTCATCGCTGGGTCTAAGCCCATGATGGTGTAGTAAGCACCTGCTTCTTTAGGGTGTCCTGCTGCTCCTGGTTTTAAAGGGCCGCGTTTGCGCATCCCGTTGATGGAGCCTTGAACACATCCAGGTGGAAAAATAGAGTCTTCTTGTATGTCTTGCTGTTGATATACCAAAGCCCATGCAGAGGCTGAAACTTCACTTCGGCGCCTAAATAGCGCGGGACCATTCCATTTTGGGTAGAGCCCATCTTCATCAGGTTGTACCTCTTCCTCGGAGCCTTCCCATGGTATATGGGACTTAGGCCATAATGTAACCCAGTCTTCAGGGTCATCACCAAACTCAAGTACGGCTGGCATGTTCATATAGGTGAACGGAGTCTTACCACCAGACCAGTGCTCAGGATTTCTTATCTCTCGATATAAATCATTTGCAGCAATACGTGTTCCTACAATAAGTAACTTACCAGCATCACCAAGACGAGTAATAACTTCTCGCTGTAGCCAGAGTAGTTGCTTCTCCCACTCATGAGCGTTGGTAGTAGTCACAACGTCATCTAGGATAATAAGATCTGAACGAGCACCAGTGATCTGACCACCAATACCTAGGGCCTGTACAGTAGGGTCCTTTTCGGTGGAATCACGTGCTACGTAGATTCGGTCTGCTTTCCAAGAATCTGAGTCTTCTTTCCATCCGCCAGCACTTCCATAGATGGCTTGCATCTTGGACCAGCGTTCATGGTTCAGACGTTGCTTGATAGAGTACAAGTACTCCTTGGCACGTTCTTGGGTTTTAGAGACAATAGTAATTTTAACATTCGGATTCATCGCGATCCGATATACACAGTAGTTGACTGTGATAACTGTAGACTTAGCGTGCTCAGGTGGCACATTGATCAGAAGTCTTTTGGCAGAGGCTGGTTCATAGACCATGGCCTCATGCATCCAGGAAGGAGTTCTACCTTCTAGGATATCAATCCAGTTCTGATGGTGTGGGAAGATTGGGCTATCTAGGAACTCCCTTGAGAACTCCTCAAAGCCTATCTTAAACTTAGCATCACCTGAGACTATGGAGATAGCCTTCTGGCCCTCATCCTTAGCCTTCTCTAGTTCAGCCATGAACTTAGAGTCTTTCTTCCAATCCTTCAGCACATCTGGTTTGCGGCCTGCCCTGACAATGGCATCCTGAATGGATAGACCTTGCCTTGCAAGATCAATAACCTTGGCCTTGGCCTCACGGAGTGCTACAACGCTATGGTGTTCACCACCTGCTTTAAACCCCATATATAACCTCCATAAAGATCCCCCTTCGTTCGGCGCCTTCAGGCGCCTCACTACCCCCTAAACGAGGAGCGCAATAAGCGCTCCGAGAAACTCGCTATTTACTTCACGCTCGTTTACGGTTACATATATACTAACCCGTTCAACTATAGTAAACCGAACACCCTATCTTTAAAAGTAGTATAAATTACTGGCTTCATATGATGTGAAAAAAATTAGAACTGATAGTGTATACATCCGCCGCAGGCGGTTTAAAGCACTGGGGTCGCGTTAGCGACACCTTATGTGCGCCAAAAAAGGCGCGATAGCGCCTTATCCCCGAGCGCCGAAGGCGCGAGGCGATTTTTTTCACGCATAAAACAACCCCGTACACGTTCGCACGCATACGGGGCTGAGTTTGTGTCGGTGGACTATCTGCCCGCTTCTTTGCGTAGTTCGGTCAGCAAGTTCCAGATCGCGCCAAACTCGGCGCGTGTAGGCATTGTGCCCGTGTACTCATCATTTGCCACGCTCTTATTCTTGCGTGGCTTGCGTGGGGATTTGCTGGCGAGAATTGCCTGCGCTTCTGGTGTATCGGCATCGTGCCACTTCTCGCGTGGTGTTTTAACTGCTGGCGCTTGTGTGTTTTCTTTCTTGTTATCTACGGCAATTAGAGCGCCAATTTCGAATATGCGAGCGAATAAGTCCGCGTATCCGTTTTCATCGGTGTCTGCTTCGTACTTGTTCGCTAACGCGTTAAGTGATTGAGAAGCCATACGAAGGCGACTTTGTGCGCTTCCGTTTTTAGTTAGTGCGCTGTCCAAGCGGTTCGCGATGGACTTTTGTACATCTGAAGCAACTGGTAATTGATCTACCAATTCCTTTATTTGTGCGTTCATTATGTCCTTTCCAAACTCTGCCAATTTGGCATTGAGATAACTCTACTCTCATTTGGCAGATAATCAACTTTGAGCGTAAAACTGGGGCGATTTGTCCTATTTTGTCCGTTCCCCTTTCGGGGTTTGTGTTGGGGATTATCCAAAAAACCGCTAAGCGTATGCCCGAAATGTCCGATTTCCAGCGCACTCCAGAGCGCACACGTGCTACATACATCGCTGTCACACACACGCACAAGCGTCATCTAGCACGCGCACACACTACATACCTTGCTGCCACACGTACAAGCACGCACCCACGATTCGTTTGTGAACCAAGTTGGATTATCTTTTTCTCATACGCACAGGTTTCTTTCTTTCTTTGGGGCTTTTTTGAGGCTAAAAACCGATCTGCTATGATGGTTTTCGGTGGTCAAAAGATCACCAAGAAATCTCTCTCGTGTATGTAGTTAAATGTCTTTTCCGCATATCACGAGGGAGTTTTCTATCTCTCACGAAAGGAAACACATGTATATCGAGATAACAGACGGCATCGCAATCATTATCGCGTTGTCGCTCAGTATCACGCTTATCACTACTACCGCACTACACAATGCTCGCCTAACACGGAAACTCCGTGAGATGAGTGATTGGGAGTAATCTCCATGCCTAACACACAAGTCCCCCCAGAGGGTACGTTTGCTGGCTACTATCGTGAAGTAGAAACTCACGAGTGGTATCAGTTAATATCACAAGAAGCGCGTGATGCGCTCAACAAGGTAATCATCATACCTAATGGTTGGGGTATGTGCTCATGCGGTAGTGGCGCACCCTTATTCCAACAGGAAATACACGTTGGCGAGGGCGCTTTCACACGTACTCCACAACGTTGTAAGAAGTGTATACGCTCAAAAGCCATTGAGAATACGCTCACTTCGTCAGACTTTACTGTCCTGTGGAACGCGCTACCACAACACGGAACGAGTGCTTTATACGGAGAGATAATGCCGTATACACGCTTTCCCGCACATGATACGACACGCGTTACGTGTGAGGTTTGCCAAGGATTTATATTCCTAGCAGATGACCTAAGCGTAAGTGAACGTCAGGTACTCATGGCTATTGCGCATGATAACAATGGCGATATGTACACAGTTCACACAGTATGTACGTTTAAGTGTGAGTGCGAGAAAATCATGATAGCCACGTTTGGCTACAACAGCGTAAACAGGAATAGGGTATGCGGAACATGCTTTGATATGTACGAAGCAACAGGCGACCTATCCGAGTGTGGCTGGTGTAATCAGTATTACACGGAAACGTTCTACTCAGATATGCGCGACACGAGATTATGTCAGCGCTGTTTTGATAGTTCGTGGGAGTGTGATGATTGTGGCTACGAGATGTATGAGGATAGTTCGCATGAGTGCTATCGTGAGAGCGATAGTATTATTTACGATTACTCATACAAGCCTGATCCTAAGTTTTTCGGGTCTGATACACACTACTTCGGTATCGAGTTAGAGGTCGAGGACAATGGTCGTTGGGGTTGCGAGAGTGGCGCAGAGTTAGTACAAAATGCGCTTGGCTCACGTGTATATCTCAAGCGAGATGGTTCACTTGATAATGGCTTCGAGATAGTATCTCACCCACACTCGTTTGACGAGTGGAAGTCTATTAACTGGGACGTCTTACGCACACTACGTAGCAAGGGTTTCCGTTCATGGGATACCAATACATGTGGTCTACATGTACACGTATCTCGTACGGCTTTTCGCAAGTATGGTAAGTCTGATGAAGCACACGAGTTGCGCTTCCAAAAACTTATCTACGACAACGGAAAACAAGTTCGTGCGATAGCAGGTAGAAGCAGTTCCTTCGCACGATTTAACGACAAGGGCGCACTCGTACCTAAGGTTAAGTTCGGACACACAGCCGACAGGTATGAAGCGGTCAATTCACAAAACGACCACACGTTAGAGGTTCGTGTGTTTCGTGGTTCACTCAAGCCAGCACGGATACTTTCAGCGATAGAGTTCATACACTCTGCCATTGAGTACACACGTGATATGAAAATAAATCCCAAAGGTAATCAGTTATCGTGGGTACGCTTCATAGGCTACGTGCTAGACAACAAAGACAAGTACGAAAACTTTGCGCAAATCGCGCTTAACACTCTCGGTGATGAGCCAAGAGATTACGAAAGTGAGGAAAACTGATGTGTATGTTATGCGTAGTTCCACCAAACGTATTACCTTCGCGTGATAAGTTGATGTATTCCGCGATAAATAATCCTGACGGCTTCGGCTTTGCTATCGCTATCTCGAGTGAGAAGCGTATCCTTGTCGAACACACAATGAACGCTGACGAGGCGGTTAATCGCTTCCTTGAGGCACGTGCTAAGTATCCTGATGACTACGCCTTATGGCACGCAAGATACGCAACACACGGCACTACTAACTTGGATAACTGCCACCCGTTCTACGTGGTAGATGACCAAACTGTACTAGCGCACAATGGCGTATTGCCAATAGATATACCTGCTGGTGATACACGTTCAGACACACGCATATTTACGGAAGATGTGCTTGCGAAAATGGGCGGTGTCAAGGCGTTAGATAACCCACACATGTACAACATGATAGAGGAGTATACGTCAGGCTCTAAGTTGTGTGTGCTAACAGTAGACCCAACGGCTGAGTATCAGATGTACTTGATACACGCAAACAAGGGGCAAGAGGACGAGAGCAAAGTGTGGTGGTCTAACGATAGTTGTAAGGCTGACTACGGATACGCACGTTGGACACCCAGTAAATCGTACGACAGTTTTTACACGTACGATAACGAAGGCTTGTTCCCATGTGTGGCGTGTAATTCGTTCATAGATGAGGACAGGCTCGAGAAGGACGCGGTGTGTCCTATGTGTAATGTGTGTCAATGGTGCGATATGACGTCTGATACTTGTATGTGCTACAAGCCAGCGACAAAGCAACACACAGATACCGCATACCAAACAGCATGGGGGCTAATATGAAACGCGTAGCAAAGACACCACCACCACGAGCATACGCAAGCATGGCTGATATGTGCTACAAGCACTATGAGTTATCTGTTGCTGAGCGTAAATTGGTAGACGCTAGTAAGTGGCTACTCAAAGCACACGAATATCGTGTGAAGGCTGGACAAATCGGACACGAGAAGGAGTTGGCTAATGCGAACGGCTAAGTGTGTAGACACACGTTGCTACAAGTGTGATGTACCTATATGGGTGGCAGTACACGATTACAATGCTGAAAGAAACTACTGCTACACGTGTGGCATGGCAAAGATAGGAGTGCTGAGTGGATACGAATACACTACGCAAGAGGGCTGATGAGTGGGATAACCTTAATTGGAAAACCACGCGTGCTGGTAATCAGACCGCTACTATCATGCTGAACGCTGATGAGTATTTTCACGTAGAGGAAGGCTGGGATATTGACGGCCCGATACGCGTGAAAATAACTTACTCACCACGCACCGATAGGACTACCGCTAGGTACTCTCCCCTGCCTAGCGACAAGTTCGATATGGATAATCCATACGAGTACCCATGTGCTTCGTGTGGTGCTAAACGCCACGCACCCTGCGTGGGAGATAAACCTGAGTGCGCTTTCCGCGTATTCCTAATGAAAGGTGGTATGTTATGACTTTCCCTAAGTTCAAAAACGAAGCATCATGCGCAGGTAGCGCTACGCCTGATGACTGGTTTCCTGAGTTCTCTCCGACTAGCGACCCGAGAGGACGTGTGGGTATTAGGTTTAGGTTCTCATACACACCCGAAGCCATGCGTGCTAGAAATACTTGCTTGAGTTGTCCTGCGTATGATGAGTGTTTGGAATACTCGCTACAATGGACAGACTTAGACGGGATATGGGCAAACATGGATAAGTATGAGCGTAAACAGGAACAACAGTTGCGAGGTATAAAAACAACGAGCCTAACGTTTACGTATGACAATCCGCTAGATATAGATATAAAACCACGAACACCTATCGAAAGCGAGTGGGACAATGGACTATGAAGACTTCACACACGAAACTGTGTGGGAACAATTACGCGTGATAGCGTGGATATCTACTGCCACGCTAGCAACGCTATGTATGATAATGGCGGTAGCACTATGAGTGATTACGGAACATACCGCGTAAAGGCTAAGTGTATGGTTATCATGTATCAGGATATAACCTGTGATGATGTGTACCAAGCGTGCGACTTAGCCGTTGATGCCGTCAACGAGTGGCGTGTGTGGTCATTTGACGAGGCTGAGGTTAAGCACGTACTACAAGTGGAGAGGATAGACTAATGAATATCCCACGCGGAGATGTGGTTAATCTACTACGCAAGGAAGAAATGAGTGGTCTGCTTGGGCGAGATATAACTTCGCCTGAGTGGACTAAGGCTAAACGTATTATCATGCGTGACAAAAATCTATGGTCATGTATAGATGATACACTTATGGGTATACTAGACGAGATACGAAAGGAGAAGCCATGAGTGAGAAATATGTATTACGCCTAGAACTTACTACGCGTGATGATGTACATTTCGAGAGTGTGTGTAATGTACAAAATCTAGTAGAGAGTAAACTGCGTGATTACTTTGATGTAAGCAGTACCGAAATCAAGCAAGTGTTATCCGTGTAAACAATGCTTAAACGGGATTTGGCTGATACCTATCCCGCTTAAGAAAGCCCTTACGCATCATTGGTGCGTGGGGGCTTTTTTATTGTCCAATTACCTACCTTATGTTGACACGTACAATCCGCGTATTCGCAATCTCTATGCCTAAAGTTGGCTAAATCTTCACGCCCATATTCGTTCATGTTGCCTGCGTGCTGGCATGGCACACATATCACGCGAGGCTCACACTCTCACACGCACACGCGCCCTTCACGCGTGAGCACGCGCAAGAAGTTTGTGTCGGGGCATTAGATGGCTTGCTGTCACGTGTAACATCAAATGCTGGCACGCGTATTGTTCGCTCTAGTAGACTTGCGTATTGCTCAAAGCAATCTATAAATGTAAATAACTGTTGCGAGATAGCCTCAATAACTTCTTCAGTCACACGTAAAGCATTTAATAAATCTTCGTCTTGCGCCTTAACCCACTCGTCATTCTTCAGGTGTGTCTGTATCGTCTGGAATGTTTTCGTCACTACTTCCGTCGTTATCTGGTTGTCCACTCATTTCCTCCTCTGTGTAGTCCCGTTCCTTACGTGGATAATTACCACCCAAAAAGTTTAGCATATTTTTTAACGCTCTGTTGATACGCATACGCACAGCATCTTGAGATATAGATAGTTCAGATGCTATCGCACCTAACTCAAGCCCGCTAGCATAACGCAAGATTATCATATCTCGCTGTTCCTTCTGTAATTTACTGATGGCTTTCTCAATATCAGAACAGATTGCTGGCCAGTTATTACCCTCAGATGCCACCTTTTTTACGTTAGACACGCTGAGATCATTCATCGCTGGCGCTTCTCTATTGCCCGTTAAAACAGCAGGAATCAGTGATTCTAGCATGTTTTTATCGTAGTAATAGTTATCTTCTACACGGAAACCGACAGACCTAGCCTTCTCTTTCTGACAGTAATCCTTAGCGGCATTACGTAAAGAGCGTGCAATTAATTTAGTAGATTGTTTTTTATCATACAGATCGTGCCAATGTTTAACTTTATTTGGGTGCGTGAGAAACCATACCCATAACTCTTGGCGTAAGTCATCTACCTCTACCATTCTATACTTACGAGTAAACTCGTATGCTATAGAGGAGACAACTCCATCATATTCTTCAATGTGTCTTTTTACCATCGCCATGTCTTACCCTCAACCGTGAAACTATTCTTGATAATAGGTACGATTTGGGGCGTTACGTTCTTACCATCTACATGCAAGATTCCAAACCCTTGTTGCCAAGTGAATAATCCTGCTTTAATATATTTAGCGTGCTTAATATTCATGAGATGTCCGACTTCCATACCCCATACAGCACGAGATCCATTAGCCCATGCTTGAGTATAATGAGACAGTCCCATACGATGAGTGTGTCCACACACGACAGACATACCACTTCGCTTTGCGAGTCCAAGAGCGGTAGCCCCTGCTGTTGGTTGTACGTTACCTTCATCGCCATGCATCAATAGCCAGTTAGGCGCTATCTCAAGAGGTCCATGAGAATAAGTAATACCAAGTTCATCTAACTTAAGAAACTTTTCAATCTCTAACTCTGGTAATCCTAAGAAACCAGGTGCAGATGAGCGTATCTTGTTGAACAACCTATCTGAATGGTTGCTACGTACAATAGTATCAATAGTTAATTGTTCTAGAATTTTAACAGTAGTGTCCCTATCTTTACCTATTGATCTTTCCCACTCAAGTTCAGTCCCCTTTGCCCAACGACTGATACTCTGGAAATCTATTTCATCTCCAACCGATACAACTGAATCAGGTTGATAAGCATAGATAAACTTCTTGACTGCATTGACCGCATCCACATCGTGGAACGGGCTCTGCAAATCTGAGATCACTACTATGGCTTTACTCATTTTTTCTTTGCTCGTCTCTTATTCTCTAGTCCTACATTCTTTTTCTTAGATAGAACTCGTAGGTTAGATATCTTATCGCGACCTTCACGACCACCATCATCTTTATGGTCTACTTCTTGGTTACGCTTTAGTTTCTTACCAGTAGCCTTCTTGTAATCAAGACGGGCTTTATTAGTAGATGTAGTTTCAGTAGTGCCATCTTTCTTCTTACGTTTGATTACGTAGATTGGGCGACCACCGTTTTGCTTACTGCCTTTGTATGGTCCAAATATTTTCATTTGTCCCACTCTCCTCTCAGTACTAGCAATCCGATGATTGCATAGTTTGCCATGTCTTTAAATGAATCTTCAAGAGACTCATGCTCAGGAAGCGCAGCAGTATCGTATAAGTTATTGATACGTGCTAACTTGTCATGCATACGCACCCTAAGTCCATTCAATGCACCACCAGGAGCATCGGCTATATTTCTTGGGCCGTAATCTTTATGTTTAGACAGTAGTAAGTCAACCAGTTCTTCGGTAACTTCCCACAGACCTAACTCAAATTCAGTAGGTTCTGGAATACCACTATTCAGGTTTATTATCTTTGCCATTTTTATTTAGCATCTCCTCTATCCCGTGCATCATTTCATGCGTTGCTTCCATAGTCATCGCTTCAGTTATAAATTTATGGAATGATTGTTCACCTTCGGAAGCATTTACCATCGCTAAGGTTACGGACTGGATTAAATCTAAAGCACAGTCAATGTGGTCACTCTGTATCTGAGCGTTAATCTCTTCTAAAATAGCAAATAAATCAAGGGTATAACGATTACTTAAACGTACTGCCCAACTAAAAGATATATCACAATGCTCTAAGAATAAGAAAATATCATCAGTTACAAAGTCACAATCTTCGCATTCAAATCCTTTTTCATGTGGTATTAAGACGGTCATTGTGAGTTAGCCACCTTCTGTTTAAAGTAATCAGCGCCATGTTTTAGATACATTGAATTAACATCTTCCCCCTCAGGCATTTGAACTGTAACTACATTACCAAGTTCCCGAGTTAATGACTTGGCAAAATCATGACCAGCCTGATCTCCATCAGCAAACATGAATACTTTATCAAAGTCTGATAACAACTTAGTGTAATGCTTCTTCCAGTTGTTCACTCCTGGGACGCCAATCGAAGGTAAACTACAAACATAATCCAACGTGATCGTGTCAATCTCACCTTCACATATACAAATGTATGACGATGCTTTGAAAAATGAGCGCGTATTGAAGAGATGTGTGTTTGCACCAGCCAAGCCCATATACTTCGGTTCTTGGGAATCCAAGGCTCTGAACCTGAGGTCAACCACACCCGTACGCGTAATGTACGGAATAGAGAGACGGTTTTCATATTGCTCATGACCCGTTACTGGATCGAGCACGACGCCCAATCCCACTTTCCGTGCTACTTCCAGAGATATTCCCCGTTCTGCGAGGTAGTCCTCCGCTTCGTGAATTGCTGCTGCGTAATACTTTGCTGCTTTGCCCAGTGATTCTCTCTGCGAACTTGACTGCTTCATAAAACTTTAATCCTTCCCTGTCCATAATAATTCTGTAAGTGTCGCCTTTAACTTGGCAGGCGAAGCAACAAAAGACATTCTCTCTAGTACTGACTGTTGCTGATTTATGTGTGTCATCGTGGAAGGGACATCTAATTGATGACCATCCACTTCGTTCAGGAACTCTTGCCCCATAATATTCTAATATATCCTTAATCGGTAACGCATCTACACGTTGTGACTTTCTTGATCCACTGGTCAAAATCTTCCACCACCCATGCTTGATTTATTCCCGCCATCCTACGCTTAATAATAACATATGATGGTGGTACTTCGCTAATTGAGCGTGCCTCTGCATAATGTTTTGCTTCAATAACTGCTTCACTCCAAAACTCAGGCAACTTGAGTGCTTTAGTCGCCTTGAGTTCCAGGATATAAGTCTTACCATTGGCCATAACAACAATGTCGCCTTCATCTTTAGCCCCCGCCTTAGTTAGCCTTTCGGCTACCACATTCTTTGAACGCAACCATTTTAACACAGTTGTTTCAAATAAAGATCCTTTGCGTCCATTCTTGTTAGCCATTGAGTCTTAGTACCAACCCTTTCGTAAGTGGTGTTCAAGCGCTAAAGTAGGCGTTTTATACCGCTTTTTGATGTATTTAAACCCTAACTCAATTTGTTGAGTCAAGGGTGTATCTTCAGGCATGTTAAGCATTTGGGGTATGCCATATGCTGTAGATGTTGGGTTATTTGCTGTGTAATCCCAGCGGGATTCTTTAGACCAAAGAGTGAGTAAAGATTTCCACTCATGGTCAGTCCAACCTATTTGCTTTATTCTCATAAGAGCATATTTCTTAGCGAACTTTTTGCTTTGACTAATAGTCATTTTAAGTTCTTCGCAGACTGGCTTCATAGGGGTTACGACCAACATAGTCGCACCCGCACCTTGAGGCCAGAAACCCGCAAAGACCACAAAACACATCGCTATGTATTTCAGGTTGTTTTTCTTCATAGTTTCTCCTCTGTTGGGGCTGTTGCCTTTGTCCCACAGACAGCACACTCCATATCGATAAAGTATGAACTTATTGTATCACTATCGTCATCCCACGTGACGAGTAGTTTCCAAACAAAAGAACCACACGGACATATCTTGGTAGATTCACCACGAATGTCCATTGACTCTTTATAGTCTGGACTTAATTCCCAGATATCCTTAGCACTCATATTCTTTCAGGAATATCGGAAACTTCCATCACTTCTGGATTAAATTGTAGCCAGAACGAAGTATCTCCACTTGGATCTGCTTTACCGTATCTGTTTTTAACAGGTGCGACAGCAATATATCCAGGAGCATTACTTCCGACTGTACATATCAAGGCTGGTAGTTGTGCAACCATTCCTTGTAATGCTGATCTAGGCTGGCACGGATTGCCAGGATAGGATTCCTTCGTATGATGAAGGACAAGAACCGCAGCATTAGTATCTCTTGCAAGATATTTCAGTTCTTTAATTGTAGAACGCATTCCTGCGAACTCTTCACCACCATCGTTAGCGATATCCATTAGGTTATCAACTACGATTAAGGTTGGTGGACAACCCCATAGTTCCTCAAAAGCAGATACTTCCATATCTAAATCAACCAATGAAGGCGCTGATTCAAATGACCAGAAGATATGTCCTGAGTTTTCGTTGATAGTCTTGCGAGACTCTTCAACGTTGTCTATGAGTAACTGTTCAGTCACGGATTGTGATTGACCAGAAATCATTGATAGCAGACGCATAGCCATTGTATGAGCATTAGTATCTGCACTTATATAAAGTGTTGGAACTTTAGATCTTAGAGCAATCGCAAGGGCAAGTGTTGATTTACCTGCCCCTGGAGTGCCTGCAATCATAGATACTTCTGCCCGTCTAATAACAATTTTGTTGACATCAAAGGTACGAAATACTGATGGTAGAGGTTCACCACCAATATCTTTGCTGCCTACGGCACGGGCTAAAGTTCTCATTTCTTAAAAGGAATTCCATTCGGAATCAGTACGTCGGATCCATACTGGTTCACATTGATCTGGAGTTCCCTTAGGTGAAGGACACATGAACGCTTTCCATGGACCCTTAGCACCTGCACCAGTACGTTTTGTCATCTCACCATGCTTACACGTTTTGCCTGATGGACCTGTACTTGGTGTAAAGGTTTGTGTTGGGCTTGATACTGGTCGAGCACCTAGTCCCTGTGCAAGGTTGGCAACTGCCGACTCTATAGTCGTAGGTGCTCCCTCTACTGATGACGCCATGGTTGAGATTAAATTCTCAGCCCCAACATCACCCAATATATGAGTCAAGTTCTGCTTGAACTCATCGGCTGTGTCTCCTGCGATCACAAATATGCGACCATCATTTAACTTAGAACTAACTTGGAAGTTAGCATTAGCCATTGTTTTTCTCCTTTTCTGTATATTGTCCGTTCATAAACTTACAGTATGAGAGTACACCACAACGACCACAATTGTTTAAATTAGGTAAATATATTTCAGCCTTACGTGATCGATCAAACTCTGAATAAATTGTTTCTATCTGTTCGGTAGCAAGATGCTCAAGATTCCATGTGGTTACATGACCAGTGCGTGCATCCCAGAAACCTGCTTTGTCCACTTCGAGGCCATCAATTTTGCGCAAAGCCCACGCATAAGTAGCAAGTTGAAGTGGGTGTCTCTGAGATGACGCCCCTGTCTTGATATCTAAAAGGACTATATTGCCATCATAATCCGTCATTACACGGTCAATGGCCATCTTAACAACAGTATCTACTAAAGGAACTTCATACTGTTTTTCTATATAATCCTTATAGATACCCCACCCGTTAGAACGAAACTCGATCCAACGGTCAAGCATCCATAAGCCTTCTCCATACCACCAAGACATGTCTTCACGTTTAATATACTCCCATGAATTCATATCTCCATGTAATTCTTCATCTTCTTTTACTTGTTTATACCAAGCATCATTCCAAATAAACTCAGCAGCATTTGGATTTAAGTCCCACATTTCAGTAGCCCTGTGGACAGCAGATCCACCTGTAAACCAGACAGCATGTTTCTCAGGTACACCTTGGATTTTAGTTAAGTTATACTTCCATCCACACTCTAGGTAAGTTCCTAAAGAGGAATAGGATATATGTTTAGGTAATTCGTTCATGGTGTAACCCTACCACACCCTATTGGCTGACGCCAATCGAGCCCTGCCTGAACCCTGAAATTAAGAAATGCCCCCCCTACCCCCCATAATAAATCATGGTGGTTGGGAGGCTGGTTAGGCGTTTGCCGTCACCCGTCAATTGAAGTTTCTGCCCCACGGTTACCCGTAGACGCACCATATACCAAGGATAATAGTTGCGCAATACGACAAAAGACCCCCCTTCCTAGTATCTCTACTAAGTTGGGGGGTTTTCGTGTCTCTAAAGGGCCTTTAAAGCCCGATTAGAGGTGCATAATTAGTTGCTTCCGCGACCAAATTCTGTTGCTGATGGGTCCAATGCCTTTAGGACTGGTCCTGCTACAGCAGCGACACCTGCTAATGCTAGTGTCTTTAGGTCAGTAGTACCAGCAAGGTACAGAGCAAGCACGGATGCTACTGCTGCACGGATGTAGGTAGTTACAATTGCTTTTAGTTTTTCTGTATTCATATATTCCTTTAAGGGCGAGCAACACCCATTACTAGGGAGTAGGCACGTTTCTTTAGATACACACCATCTCCGTTTGATTGGCTACCCTTATTGTCCCCAGAGGTGTTGCCCTCATAGACCATAAGGTGTTTCTTACCATCGTTGCTAGCACATATGCCGACGTGGTCAGCCTGTGCATCGTCATCGAACTGGAAGAAAACTATGTCTCCAGGTTGGGCTTTGCCAACTGGAACTATCTTTCCTTTTTTAGTAAACCATTTTAATCCTGCATCACAAGAAGCAAATCCCTTTTTAGTCTGGGCTGCTACTGTGGCTACTAATCCTGCTTGGTCAAAGCACCAAGATACGAACATTGCACACCAAGGGTTGTTGTTTAATCCATACCACTTGCCAT